AAACGAAGAAGTACGCGGTGCTAGAAGCAGAAATATTAGTAAGATTTTTATTCAGACTAATGAAGAACGTTTCTTGTTCCCAAGTAAAAATTTACAAGGTGCAAGAGCAATGGCAAGACACATTTATAATGGTGGTACTATGCATGACACAGTTGCAGAAAGTATTATTCAAATGTGTAACGACATGAAAACCCTTAGAGAGTTTGTTAACTATGTAAACAAAAAAGGCTTAGTAACTGAAGAAAATACTACATATATCTCACTAGCAAAAGAACATATTGATACAATTAAATCAACATTTAAGAAATTAGGTGGTGTAAAAACTTACAGTAAAGCAGTTGAAAGTTTAAGTGATTACGACAATATTGAAATTGTAAACGAAGTTAATTTAGAGGATCACTTCACTGAAACACATTTTGATGATAAAGTAGGAAATGCACATCAAACACTTTCCAAACTTGTTAACAAGCAGTCAGCATTCGAAAGTTTCATAATGAAAACAATTGAAAGCGAAACATTTGAAGGTGCAAAAGGACTAATAGCAGAGCAACCAATGGAGTTTGCAAATCCTCATTCTAGATTAGGATACCAAGTAAGTCAATTAAGTTCTACATGTAAAGACCAAAGACTTGCAAATTATTTAGGTGGCATTGGTAATAAATTATCAGACGGCGGCACATTAGATCCTATGGAATACAGAGCAGTTAAGGCAAGTTTATTGTCTGCACAACAACCACAAAATGTAAAAGTTGCAGAAGATTTAACAGAGTCAAAAACAAAAGAATACGAAAAATTTATAGACAGTTTTGTTATTTTTGATAAATAATTTTTAACTACTTGTCAGCAGTAGTATAAAAAGGTTGACAACATGGCACAAAGAAAGTAAACTAAGGCACATAGTAAAGACACTATCAGTTTTTACAAACATGGCACATACATATAAGGAGAAACATTATGGCATCTTTGGCAGAAATCAGAGCAAAATTGGCGGCGATGGAAAACAAACCATCTTCCAACAATTCATCAAGCGGCGGCGACAACGCAATTTATCCCCACTGGAATATCGACGAAGGCACTTCAGCAACACTGAGGTTCTTGCCTGACGAAGATCCTAATAACACATTTTTCTGGGTTGAAAGACAAATGATTCGTTTGACTTTTCCAGGTGTTAAAGGCGGTGATATGAAACCTATAACTGTACAAGTACCTTGTGCAGAAATGTACGGCGATACTTGCCCAGTACTAACTGAGGTTCGTCCTTGGTTCAAAGACGCAAGTCTAGAAGACATGGGTCGTAAGTATTGGAAAAAACGTTCTTACATTTTTCAAGGGTTTGTTACTGAGAATCCTCTCAGCGAAACAGCACCTGAAAATCCAATTCGTAGATTTGTGATTTCACCACAAATCTTTAACATTATAAAATCTGCATTAATGGATCCAGATATGGAAAACATTCCAACTGATTACGTTAATGGTACTGATTTTAGAGTGACTAAAACAACCAAAGGTCAATACGCAGACTACAGCACATCTAAATGGGCTCGTAAAGAAAGAGCATTAGATGAAACTGAACTTGCGGCAATTGATACGCATGGTTTATACAACTTATCAGACTTTTTACCAAAAAGACCTGGAGCAGAAGAAATTCAAGCAATCGCTGAAATGTTCCAAGCATCGGTTGATGGTGAACTGTATGATGTTGAGAGATGGGGTAACTTCTACAAGCCTTACGGCGTAGATGTACCACAAACTCAAGCAACAAGTAAACCTGCTCAAGCACCTGCACCAGCACCAGTAGTTGAGAAAGTAGCAGAGCCAACTGCCCCTCTTTCTGAAGCAGTTGAAACTCAAGCAACTGCACCGAGTACTGAACCTGCACCAGCAGTAGCAGAGCAACCAACCGGCGAGAAACCAAGTGCGGATGATATCTTAAACATGATCCGAAATAGAGGATAAGGAGATATCATGCAGAAACCATTTGATTTAAACAAGTTCCGTACGGGTCTTACAAAGAGCATATCTGGAATAAGTGCAGGATTTCACGATCCGCAAGATTGGATATCAACTGGTAACTACACACTGAATTATCTTATTAGTGGGGACTTCAAAAAAGGAGTCCCTCTTGGTAAGGTGAGTGTATTTGCTGGTGAGTCTGGATCAGGTAAAAGTTTTATCTGTTCAGGTAACCTTGTGAGAAACGCACAGGAGCAAGGCTGTCAAGTTGTATTGTTTGACAGTGAAAATGCACTTGACGAAGAGTGGCTACAAGCATTAGACGTTGATACAAGTCCTGAGAAACTTCTCAAAATTAGTGTATCAATGATTGATGATGTTGCTAAAACTATTAGTGATTTTGTAAAAGATTACAAATCTAACTATGGTGATTTACCATATGAAGAACAACCTAAAATGCTGTTTGTTATAGACAGTTTAGGTATGTTGTTAACACCCACAGATGTTGACCAATTCCAAAAAGGTGACATGAAAGGTGATATGGGTAGAAAGCCTAAGGCATTAACTGCCCTAGTTAGAAATACAGTTAATAGTTTAGCACCACACCCAATTGGCTTGATTGCAACAAACCATACTTATGCATCACAAGACATGTTTGACCCTGATGATAAAATATCAGGCGGACAAGGTTTTATCTATGCAAGTAGTATTGTTATTGCAATGAAGAAACTAAAACTTAAAGAAGACGCAGACGGTAACAAAGTGTCAACTGTACAAGGTATTCGTGCCGCATGTAAAGTTATGAAAACACGTTACAGTAAGCCTTTCGAAAGTGTACAAGTAAAAATTCCTTATGAGACTGGCATGGATCCATATAGTGGTATGGTAGAAATGTTAGAAGCAAAAGGCATTTTGGAAAAAGTTGGTAATAAATTATCATACACTTCTCCTATAACTGGTGAAGAAATAAAAGAGTTCAGAAAAGGATGGACTGGAGAACGTCTTGAAATAATTATGCAAGAGTTCGGACAAAATCCTAAAAAAGATTCTGATGGCGAAGAAGACATCGATATCCAAGAACTCGATAACATCAATGCAGAGGAGTTAATCGATGAATCCTGATATTCAATTTTTAGTAAGTGTTTGGGACACTATCAAACACTATGTCCCTAAAAAAGATCGCATAGACGCGGCAGAACATCTCGTAAGAGTTTTTGACGAAGAGGCTGATCTCGGACACATCGAAGACGAAGTTCAAACATTTGATTCTGTTTTAAAAACAGCAGTCAAAGGTCATTTCGGATTAGATGATGAAGATGAAAATGAGGACGAGTGGAATTAAGATATGGCAGGTTGGTATAATTCAGTAGTTGAAGATCTCAGTAAAATAGTTGATTCAATTGACTATTATGAGAAACAACTAGAAGAAGCCAAATACGAAGTCGGTATTAAGGGTAGCCTGGAAAAATCCAGTGCCGCCCTTCCTGGTATTACAGAACATCGATTTAATCAATTACAAGAGATTGAAGCAATACTAGAACACTTAAATATAGAACTCCGCAAAGAACGTTCTAAGACATTCCGCAAATATTTAGAAGCATACAATAGACAACTTAGCAGTAGAGATGCTGAAAAGTTTGTAGACAGCGAAGATAGTGTTATAAATCTAACACACCTTTGTAACCAATATGCTCTTTTAAGAAACAAATACCTAGGTATAATGAAAGGGCTTGATACCAAACAGTGGCAAATAGGTCACATCACAAGACTTAGAACTGCTGGTATGGAAGATATTGTGATACAGTGATTAATATATTTTTTCAGGGAAGAATTAAAAACAAAGATAAAATTGTGCAAGCCGCAGAAGATATGCTGTATGAACTTTGTCCTGAATGCAATCACGATGTAGACATAAACATAGAATTATTAAAAGAAGTTGACCAACAAATGGCAGGATATTGTTGGGGAGATTTCGAACAAATAGAAATTGAATTAGCAAGAAATTCGCATGACCACGAATACACTGTATCTGAATTGCTAATTAACCTCACACATGAACTAGTTCATGCAAAACAACTAATAAATTTAGAAAGACATGACTGGCATAAACATATGGACTATCGAGAACTTCCTTGGGAAGTTGAAGCATATAAATTAGAAGAGTCATTATGTACCAAATATTTTGGTAAACTTTCGGTTGACAGCGAACCTACATTTTAGTATAATATAGACATTATTTAAAAATAGGAGTGCAATATGGATCAATTCCAATTTCAATACGACAAAGAAGTATCCTTTGAAAGCAATTTTAATAAATGGAGAACTTTGAATTCAGAAGAAAGGTCGGCTTATCAAGAGCCTCAACTTTCAGAAGATGAAGCTCAAATACTTTTTAATAAATTGTTTGGTCAGTATAAAGTTCAAGGCGTTAAATAACTATGTCCACCCATGCAATGATAGATATTGAAACTCTGGCTACAACGCCAGAAGCAGTAGTATTAAGTGTGGGTGGAGTAAAGTTTAATCCTTATACAAACGAAGAACCACATGCTCATTTAGAGTTTAGACTAGATATAGATGAGCAAACAGCATTGGGCAGAGACATAGACGAAGGCACATTGCAATGGTGGGCAAAACAACCTGAACATATAAGGGATAAAGCATTTTCAGATGAGGGCAGAACTAACTTGTCCGATTTCACTAAAACACTCAATAAATGGTTAGTAGGCTGTGATGAAATATGGTGTCAAGGCCCACAATTTGATATGGTCATTATTGAGAATCTTTATAAGCAATATGGACACCATCAAAATTGGGCATATTGGCAGATTCGAGACAGCAGAACTGTATTCAGCATGATGGATGTAGACCCTAGAAAAGGCGTCCAAGAAGACCTACATAGTGCATTAGATGATGCAAAATGGCAGGCAAAATGCTTACAAACCTGTTTTTTCATGCTAAACATCAAAAAATCTTAACTTTTTTACCAAAAAAAGTGGTAAAAAGGTTGACTTCTGTACCAAAAGACGTATAATAGTATTATAAGTTAAACAAAACGGGAGTAAAGATGACTAACTTTGTAAAAATTAAACATGGTACTTACAGAAAGAATACTGTTGAAAATACTGTATTTCCTATTGTAAAGCCACTTAACATTGGTAAGAAAGGTGCTTTTATTACTGTAGACGGTACTGAAGTACTTGGCGACCAGTTCAGTAAAATCCGAGTGCTTATTGAAGATCCTACTAGTGACCTTGAATATGTAACTCCGGCGGTATATGCCGAACAACCTAAAATCGACAACACTCCTGCAGAGCAGAAGGAAGAGTCCGATGAGCAAGCCATTGAACGTATTCGTGAAAGGTTTGATATTTTGGACAGAATGACTCATGCTGTAGCAGAAGGTACTGTAAGAGGTATGATTGTTTCAGGCCCTCCAGGTGTTGGTAAGTCATTTGGTGTTGAATCTGTTCTTGAAGATTACGACATGTTAACCGAAGTTGCTGGTAAGCCACAAAGGACTGAAGTTGTAAAAGGTTCTGTTACACCAATTGGTTTGTTCCAGACACTTTACAATAACTCCGATAAAGGTAACATCTTAGTATTTGATGACTGTGACTCGGTGTTGTTTGATGAGGTATGTTTGAACATGCTGAAGGCTACACTCGACTCTGGTAAGAAACGATACATTACTTGGAAGTCAGAGTCCAATGCACTTCGTAGAGAAGGTATACCTGATAGGTTTGAGTTCAAAGGTGGTTGTATTTTTATTACCAACGTTGACTTTGAAAACGTTCGTTCTAAAAAGATTAAAGACCACCTAGCGGCTCTTAT